TGTTGTAGAGGACCGGGGATAGGGACTTTTACGATAAAAGAGGAAGAAAGCCATTATACGAAACAACGGATGCCGAATGGCAAAGAAGTAACGTATCTTGTACCGGGTCGGATTGTGCCGATATTTACGCCTGAAGATGATTTTATCAACGATGTAAATATGCAAGGCGTGACTAAGACATATCGTAAGAGGCTCAAAAAAGGGGCTTTAACTGAGCGTGATTATACAAGACAGGTTAGGGCCGATAGTTTGGCGGCAAGCGCTTGTGTTGATGAAATGATTGAGCAAAGGCGAGAGTCAGCAAAAAAAGAGTTTCAAAAGTTGCTTGAGAAAAAAAGAGAAGATAAGGCCAAGACCAACGAAAGAACGGCTGGCCAATCAAACAACGCACGTGCTGTGGTTCAAATGGATATGGAAGGCAATACTATTGCTGTGTTTGAGTCTATGACTGCTGCTGGTAACGCAACAGGAATTGATAAAATTTATATCTCTAATTGTTGTAGCCCGTTTAGAAAGCAAAAGACGGCTGGTGGATATAAGTGGAGATATGCTGAAAAAGAAGAAAAGGGATAATAGGATATGACATTATTGAGTAAAGCACAGATAGCGACTCAAGAGCTTGAGGATAGAGTCATTAGCTATCAAGATTGGGCCGAGAAAGTGCTTGGTTTAGATTACCGAGATGTATTTGCGGATGAGTATATCCGTAGAGGGGCAAAGGTCTTTAGCATCTTTTTGAAACATCTAGAGGATGTGGGAGATGTTGAGGCTGAGGACGAGATGCAAGATATGTTGGAACAACTCAAGGCTGAAAGAATTAAGATTCAAACGGCCAACCTTGAGTATAATGCTATCCAACGTGCAGAGGCCAGAAATGACCTGTTTAACGAACAGATTATTAAGGCGATTGAGCGTTTAGAGCCGATTAAGGGCGCTCGACCAAAGTTGGACGTAGAGCCTTGTGACAAACATAGAACGGCACTGCTTGCTATATCTGACCTTCATGCCGGGTCTACGTTTACGGTAAAAGGAATTTATAACGAAATTGTAAACGAGTACAGTTATGACATCATGTGCGCACGGCTTTGGTCTATCATTGACAAAATTGAGGCCGATGATATTGTGTTTGATGATTTAACTGCGGCCATTTGTGGTGACTTGGTTGAGGGTATTCTTAGAGAGTCAAGCCTGACCAAACTACGTGAGCCTGTGACTGATACGGTTATTCGTTTGGCTGAGTTCCTAAGCGAATGGATTTATCAGTTATCTATTCGCCTTGAGAAAAAAGTGAATGTGGTTATTATCGGGGGTAATCACGATACTGTAAGAAGTCTTACCTCTCGTCCCATGTTTGAAGGCGAAAACTTAACTAAGATTGTGGTTGAGTTTATCAAATTGCGTCTACAAGACTTAGATTGGATTACGGTTGATGATTACCAAGATGTTGCTATTAAAAACATTCAAGGCGTTAATGTGATGTTCCAACATGGTGAGGACAAAGACCTCAGGACCACCATGGATTATTTTAGTAATCTGTACAACATTGATGTTGATGAGATTGTGGCTGGTCATTTGCATCGTACCGAAAGTAAGACTGTAGGTATTACTGAACTTGGTGATAGACAGTTGACTCGTGTTGGGTCTATTGTAGGTACAGACAGCTATGCTAAACAGATTAGAGCATCTGCACGGCCAAGTTGTTATATGGCTTTGTACGAGGAAGATAATGGCAAGACTTGGAGCCGTAACTATTACCTTTGATTCATCCCGCTATGCGGTTTGAATATATTTTGTCAGCCGAAAGGTGAGACATTAACTAAAACCAACAGAGATTACCACTTGGCGAGGGGAGAGTGGTATATAAATTGACCCCATTTAATTCTTGTACTGCACAATAAAGCAGAAATCGCTACTAATCATTGGCGATTGGAAAATTCTCAAATGAGAGGAGGCCACAACCTTGCGTCCAACTGTCAGTAAATATCTGACTAAAGTATGAAAGGAGATGGTCTAATTATCTCTGGTAAGTGGTCTAAAGCCAAACTGCCAGCAAAACTGAATATAAGGAATTATTGGATATTCTTCAAGGGATGTGTGGGCTGAGGGAAGCGACTTGGCCCACTCTTTTCCTATGTAGAGAAAGGGGAAACATGGCAGAGTTTAATAGGACTACACAAACATGGTGTGTAGGTTGTATGAAGCCAAAAGAAAAGACGGCTTTTATTCAAAGCCTCAACCCTCATCATAACATATATCTACCACTTTGCCGTGCTTGTCTTAACAGTAGATTCAAGCAATATCAGGAAGAACTAAAATCTGAGGGTGGGGCATTGTGGTGTTTGTGCGCTGAGATGGGTTATCCTGTTATTAGAGAATATTATGATATGGCTGTTAGCCGCAAGAGTGGAGCGTCTAATGGTTCTACTTTGTTTATGGCCTATCACAATACACTCAAGGAATTGGGCTTTGTCATAGAGGGTTTTTGGCAGAGTGATATGAAGTTGAGTGACTTTGTGGATACTGGCGTAGAAAGAGAAACAGCAGAGGATAAACCGCCTTTGGATTTGACTGAGATGGAACGTCTTTGGGGTAAGTTTGAAGTCGAGGATTATGAATTGTTAAACGCTTTCTTTGATATGTATACACAAGAATTGTCCAATATGGATACTGCTCTTGAGCTAAGATACAGAGATTTATGTAAGGCTGAATTGCGTAAGCGCAAGGCTGATGAAAACGGCGATATTGGTGAGATAACTAAGGCCGAAGAAAGTTTGCGTAAGAATATGGCTTTGCTCAAACTTGATAAGTTCCAAGATAATAAACAGAGTGAAGTTGAAAAGCATATTGAACGTATGTGTTGGATGGTTGAAAATACTAAACCATGCGAATGTGAAGATTTAGAAAAATATAAGGATTTTAGTGGTTTCGGTATTAAATGGGCAGAGATTATGAGATGTATGAGGAATTTAATCGCCAATACCCGTGACTATCCTGAGATTCAAAAAGGTGAAGAATAATGCGTAGCCGAATGGGTGGACTGCGTAGACAGTTCATGGAAAACAACCTTATAACCACTCAATTACGTTCGTCTCATAAACTCACATCTCAAGAAAAAGAAGATAACATCATTAACTGGGTTACTTTATTTCGCCGAAATTGGCATATTTTTGTAGACTTAGTATTGCAGATTAAATTAAAGCCGTTTCAGGCTTTGATGATATATCTGATGGGCGTTAGTGATGTATTCTTTGCTATTTGTAGCCGTGGCTTGTCAAAGACTTTTATGGTTGGCCTCGCCGCAATAGTAAAGATGTTGCTTTACCCATATTCTGAAGTTATTATTACTGCATCAACCATCGCCCAAGCCAACGTTATTGTAGAAAAAAAGATAAGGGATGAATTGATTAAAAAACTATCGCCTTATTTACTTTTCTTATATGAGAAAGAATATTTGGTTATTACCAAGAGTGATGATGGTTACAAGATAACTTGTGCTTTAAATGGTTCTACACTTGAGGTGTTACCAGCTAACGAAGGGTCTCGTGGCCGTAGAGCTACGTTGTTGATTTATGAAGAGTGTCGTTTGTTAAAGAAAGGTATTATTGACTCAGTATTTGAAAAGATGGCACACCCAAGACAAGCGAAGTATATCATTGAAAACCCTGAGTATTCTAATAATAAACGATGGACTGAAGAATGTCAATCTATTTATATTACGTCTGCTCGTTATCGGTTTGAGTGGTTTTGGCGAACATTCAAGGGGTGTGTAACAGGGTATTATAATGATAAAAGGACGCAATACAATGTTTTTGCTGGTGATATATTCTTGTCTATTGCAAATGGCCTAAAAACGTGGGGCGATTTGCGCCGTTCAAGAAAAATGTCAAGCGATATGGATTATCGCATGGAGGACTTGAATGAGATGATAGGCGAGGCTGAAGATGCTTTCTTTAAGATACAGAATTTTAAGGAAAATCAAACACTTGAACAGGCGTTTATACCACCAACCAGTATAGACATATATACAATGAAAGACTTGGGCAACACTCCTAAGAAAGATAATGAGTTGCGTTTGGTAATCACAGACTATGCTTTCGCTAATACAACCTCTCGTGAAGCAAACGATAATACCATTATTATGCTGATGTCTTTACATTGGCAAGGCAACCGGTTTGAGCGTCATGTGGATTATATTGAGGGACACCCGGCTAGTGATAGCTTAGGCGCTGCTGACCGAGCAAGAGAGTTGTTTTGGGACTATCAGGCCGATTATTATGTGCCCGACCTTCGTAGCGGCGGTGAAGTCCTTTATAACCGCATGACTATGCAATGGGAACATCCTGAACGTGGTAATATGTGGAACTCTTGTGGTTTTACTGTTGTAAATGACAAAGATTTACACGTTGTCCCAAGCAATAAGATAGATGACTTGGTGGGGCGAACAGTTGATAAAAACGCCTTACCTTGTATTGTTCCTGTTGTTGGCACAAGTGAACTCAACGCTATTATGTGGGTTGAGTTGAAGAAACAGCTTGAAAGCAATAATGTTAAGTTCTTGATACCTACTCAGAATAGACAAGAGGTGCTTGAGGATAATGGCCGGTTTTTTGAGTTGTCAAGTGAGGATTTGGCAAAGGAGCTTGCCCCATATGGCCAAGTTGACTTGATGATACAAGAGGCTGTTAATCTAAGTGCTGAGTTTAAGGATGGCAGGGTGAAGTTGAAAGAACCCCGTAGTTTTACAAAGGATAGAGCTGTCTGTCTGTCTTACGGCAATTATATTGCCAGTAAACTTGAAAACAAATACAATCAATCTATGCAAGAAGATGACTTGGATATAGATGATATTCAACTTGTCTTTTAATCTAAAAGAAAGGAGTGTGACAAATGCCTGAAAAATTAACTAAATCCCAAGTCCAAGATGTTATTGATTTTGCTTCTGGATTGGCTTATGGTGAGATGTATAATGTGTGGTCGCCTTGGTTGAGTAACGCTATTCTGCAAGACCTTAACAATGATGCAAGAGAGGCTACATCTAAGGCCGTTAGACAAGCACTATCTGATTATCGCAATAACGCAGAAAACATTCAGAGTTATATGGAGTATCTAAACTGCTTTGATATGATTTTTGCTAAAACTGTCAAAAACTATGCTAACTCTTTGGCTTTTGATTTACAATGTGTTTGTATTAATGCTGACGAATCTGATTACGATACAAAGGTATATAAGGACGATAAACGGCGAATTGATGATTTTCTGTTAAAGTTTGACTATAAGGGCGAGTTTAGAAAAGTAGTTGAGCAGGTTTTGTTGCATGAAGTATATTATTGCTGGTGGCGCAAAACCAAGTGGGGCAATAAAGGTCAGATGCGGTATGCGTTGCAGATGCTACCACAAGATTATTGTATGATGACTGCTATGAGTGATGTTGGGCCGTTGTTTGACTTTAATATGCAGTATTTCTTAAATCCGGGCGTAGACATTGATAGTTTTGACCCTGCTTTTAAAAAATATTATAAGCGTGTATTTAGTGAAAACGAGTCTTTCAAAGACTATCGCCCTACCAATCCGTTTGCAGACCGTGTTGGCACTTATGCTATGTGGACACAGACAAGCCCTAATGATGGTGCTTTTTGCTTCAAAATGAATCTTAGCAACTTTAACACCACACCTTATCTCGCCCCTCTGCTAAAGAACGCCATTACTGATGACGAAGTTCAGCAGTTGCAGTTGGATAAGGACATAAATGCTGCTTATGGTATTTTGGCTGGTGCTATTCAGTTGTTTGACAATGCTAAATCTGGTACACAGAAAAACCAGTTTGCAATCGACCCCAAGACATTGGGTGCTTTCATGTCTAAAGTAAAGCAAGGTCTTGGTAACACAATTAAGGTTGCGGCCATGCCTACTGGTGACAACAAGTTTTTCCAGTATAATGATAGCAACCCATCAATGTATACCACTCAGGTAAGCTCTACTGCTGGCGTTGGTAGTAATGTAAGTCGGGTTATTTATAGTTCTGATAGAATGTCTAATGCTGAGATTGAGGCTGGACAGAACGAAACTTATCAGACTATGCGTCCTCTATATGACCAGTTTAGCAAGTTTATGAATTTCTTTGGTAATCAGCTTACCAAGAAGTTTAAGTGGCAGTTTGTGTTTAATGGGTCTACTTATCGCAGTGAGCGCCAACAGAGATTTGATAATGTAATGAAATTGGCCGATAAGGGCCTTGTGTTTGATAGCTCTGTTTATGCGTCTTTGATTGGCATGAACCCCGTTGTATTTGAGAAGAGCCTAATGGCCAGTAAGAATAGTGGGTGGCTTGATAAGTATAGCCAGCTTATGTTGAACACAAACACAACGGCTGGTGAATACACGGGCGGTCGGCCTGAAAAAGATAAATTAGACAAATCTGATTCAGCAGAGCTTAATGATGATCAGTAAGAAGGTGAAAGATATGTTAGTGACACAAAATACAATTAACGCTGTTACAGAACTTATTGGCGAGTGCTTTAAGATGAATCGTCACTTAGACAGACTGGTTAGCGTTCTTGGTGTTAAGTTCGCATATAATCAGACTGCTAATTTGGTGCATCATGGTATTGCTCATTATTACCCCACTTTGTCTGATTTGATTGGCGAGAAATGTTTAGAGCGCTACAATATCCCTGTCTACTATGCAGCAACGCCTGAAGGTGGCCAAGATTATAGTTCTGTAATCGAGATTATTAAAGACCTTGAAAAAGTTAATATCAACTTTCAAGCAATGATGATGGGTTGTGCTAAAATCGCCTTTGATAACAATGATATTCATGTTTATGCAGATTTGCTTGATTTGCTGGAAGACGTGAATAAGGTTGTTGAGCAAGTGATATTGCTCAGCGATAAAATCGATATTTATGGCGATAGCCCTGCCTATGACCATGATATTCCTGACTTTTGGATTCTTGGGGAGAATAAGTAATGGTTATTAGAGATACACCATCTGACCTAAGTAAATATTTTATGGCTGATGAAGATTTGGCGTTTGCTATTCATCAAGCCGGTGTCGCCCCTTCTTATATGGATAATGGGGCCGTTTATTTTAAAAAGTCTAATAAATTAAACAAAGTGTTAAAAAGACTTGGCGTTGTCGAGTCTTGATATAATCCTAATAAAGAAGTGAGGTGAGATGTTGGAAAAACTTATTAAATTTGCTGTTGATACTATTCAGCAGATTCAATTTGACGATTACGATGAAAAAGAGTTCGCAATCGCCAAAGTTGGTTTTTTAAGCACACGGCCAAATAGTCATGGGCTTGAGATTTCTGAAAAAGTATTGAGAGAATGCGCAAGCACGGTTTTAGGTAAGTGGATGGTGGCCAAGATGAATTGGCTTGGCACTGATGCTACTACGCACGAGCCTGATGAACAAATTATGGGTATTTTCCCCAAAGAGCAAGAAATTGAGTTTGTGGAAGATGATGATGGTTATTTGAGGGCTTATGCAACGGCTGTTATCTCTAAGATGTATGCAAAGAAATATTATGATATGTTTGTAGATGATAATGAACGGGCGGTTAGTGTTGAGATGAGGGTTGAGACCGAAAATGGCGATGATACGAACGATAAGGTTTTATCTCTGAACATTGTAGGTGTGACCACTCTCGGCAAGGCTGTAAAACCCAGTTGCCCTGAGTCCGATGTAACTATGATTCGTTTCTCTCAAGAAGATGCAGACGCTTATTTTAACAAAATGAACGAACATAATCTCACCCCCTTGAAAAAGTTTGCCAAGGAGCGTATTGAAAGTATGGCTAAGACTTATAAGATTGATAAATCTAAAGAGGCCATGTCTGATAAGGCATGGGGCGAAGTGGATAAAACGGCCATGAGAGATAAGATTATGGAGGCCAACAACAAGGCTACCCTTGTTAAGGCTGTCTATATGCTTGTCGAAGATGGTTGGGAAGAAGCTCCCTCTGAACATCTAAAGTATCCAGTGATGGAACTTAAAGGTGACACTTTTGTATACAACCGGGACGGCCTTACCTCTGCTCTTGGTTATGCCAAGAAAGAGAACGAGACTACCGTTGTAAATAAAATTGAAAAGATTTATAAGAAACTTAATTTGGATGACAATGAAGGTGGAAAGGAGGAAAAGATGGCTGAGATTGAATTTAGCGCTGTAAACATTGGCGACCTGTGGGGACGTGTTTATGCTGCTATCCGTGAGCATGATGCTTGGGACTATTGTATTCAGGGCATTTATGAAGAGGATAATCAGAAGTTCGCTATTCTTATTGACCGTGACCAAAAGCTATACCGTCTTGATTTTAGCCTAACTGAGGAAGGTATGACTGCTTCTGATGAACTGGCAGAGGTTAAACAGGAGTTTACCGAAACTGACAACATTAAGAAGTTTGCTGAACCTGAAAATGTTGAACAGTATACCAAGTTCGCTGACCCCAAGGACGAAGATGATGAGCCTGATGACAAGGACGATGAGGACGGGGATGAGCCTAAAGAGGAATCCACTAAGATGTCTGAGGATGAGATGATGGCCAAGATTGCCGAGCTTGAAAAGAGCGTTGAGGAACGTGACCACATCATCATGGACAAAGACACTGAGCTTGAGGAACTACGGGCTTATAAGGCCGCTGTTGTTGCTAAGGAAATGGCTTGCCGTGTGGATAGTGTTATGGAGGAAGTCCGTACTTATATCAACGATGAGCAATTTGCAGAATTTAAGGCTGAGGGACTGTCTTGTGGTGAAAATGATATTGATGCTTGGAGCAACAAGGTCAAGGCCACTTGCTTTAGCGAAGTAAAGAAAACTATTAAGAAAGATGATAAGGGTGTATTTAGTTTTGCTATGCCCAAGATTATCAAACATTCTGACCCCAACAGTATTTGGGAAAAACTTGAAAGCAAGTAATACTCTGGTTTGAGGAATAGTTGCCCTCTACCAAACTAAAAATTATTGTTATAAAGGAGAAATTTAATTATGGCTAAGAATCATACTGTGTTTAACGGCACTCATTGTGCGTACTGGGATGTTGACAGCCTGAATCTGTGCGGTATCGCTGCCACCGATATTGATAATGGAACTTTCCTGGCTCTAGGTGCTATGTCCCCTAATTCTGATGGTGCTTACGAGTTTACTGTTAACGTTGGCGCTAACCCTGACCTAATCGCTGGCACTCCTCCTCAGGGCTACAATGTGGATGCTCAGGTCTATGATGACCCCCGTTATTTTACTAACGAAGCTGGCAAGCCTATCTCTGTTAAGCGTCTAATCAAGGGAGACTGCATTGAGGTTTCTGCTGGTGCTTTTACTGCTGAACCCGCATCTTCTGCCACTTATGCTACTGTCCAAGCCTCTGGTCTGATGACTGCTAATACCACTGAAGCTGGTGCTCACTTTAAAATGCTTGGCGCTCGTACCATGGATATTGGTGGCGAGGCTATCAAGACTTGGGTTCTAATGAAGCTAGTCTAATCTTAACAGTAGACCAAAAACTGATTAAAATAAAATAATAAAGGAGATCATAAATATGTCTGTTATGCCTAATGAAGTTGTGGCTTTTGCCAAGGGCGATACCACTTTCTATACTGCTTTCGCTGACTATCATAATCACAAGGCCGCTGAAGAGTGGGGTCAGAACATGGGTTCTTATGATAAGTCTCGCACCATTGCTGAGAAGGCTCCTCTGATTCGTGAGGCTTATTTTGCCGAGCTTGAGCGTATCTCTGGCCAGAAGATTGACAAGAACAACATGGATGTGGCTCTGGCCAACCCCATGCTGCGCTATGCCAACTTTGCTCTGATTAATGCTACTATTAACGTGGTTCTGCCTGCTTACGTTCAGGCCACCTTTGCTCCCTTCGTGGATTTCCGCACTGTTGGCTATGCTGACGTTGTAAATCTGAAGATTCCTCCCAAGACTCTGTATACTGTGTCTCGTGGCGCTCGTGGTGAACGTACCTCCTTCCGTCAGAAGAAGTATGCTGGCAACGTTGAAATCAGCCCCGTTGAGCATATCATTACCACTTATGTTGATATGGCTCGTGTTCTGGCTGGTAAGGATGACCTTGCTGAGGCCGTTCGTGCTATCATCATCTCTATTGAGCTTGATATGAACGCTGAGATTATTGCTTCTTTGAATGCTGGTCTGGCCGCTGGCACTTATCCCACTCAGTTCAAGGAGACTGGCGCATTTGACGGCAAGAAGCTGGTTCAGCTTGCTCAGCGTGTTCAGGCTTATAACATGATGGCCAAGCCCGTTATCATGGGTACTGCCGCTGCTCTAATGAACGTTCTACCCGATAGCACTCTGGGTGGCCGTCTGGTTATTGATGGCCGTGACCCTGTTGTGTCTTATGTAAAGGATTTCTATGGTTTCGGTATCTATGAGCTACCTCAGGCTCCTACCGGCTCTGCCGACTTTGGCATGGCTCTAGATGACAACACCCTGTATGTTGTTTCTGCCGCTGTTGCTAAGCCTGTTGTTATGGCTATGAGTACCACTCTAACCAATAGCAATCAGTTCTATGACAACGCTGACATCTCTCAGAATTTCACTCTACGGAAGAGCTATGCCGCTGAGTTCGTTGGCGCTGCTTATGTTGGTGAGTACAAGATTACTGAGTAATCTTTAACTTTTATTAAGGGGCCTGAAATATGGCCCCTTTTTTGAATTAAATGGAAAGAATGGAGATTAAATAAAATGGCTAACACTAAGAAAATCAAGTCCGCAGAAGCAGAGGTTGTTGAGACTGCTGAGGTTACTAATGAGGTTACTAATTCTGCTGTTGAGGAGAACGAGGCTCTAAAGGCCAAGATTGCTGAACAGGAACAGCAGATGGCCGACTTGATGGCCCAAATCAAGGTTATGATGCAAGCTCAGGCCGCTACCAATCCTGTAAATATTGAGGAAAAGGCGGCTCGTGGTATTAAGTTTATTAGCCTTGTGCCCGGTGGTCTAACCCTCAAGGGCAACAGAATGTATCACATTGATAAGCAGTTTGGCTATAAGATGATTCCTGAATCTGAGGCCAGAGCTATCCTATCCAATATGCCCAATACTATCGCAAGTGGTATGGTGTATATTGCAGACAAGGAGTTTGTGAATAAGAATGACCTGAGTGGCGTTTATGAGGAAATTCTAAGTGATAAACAGCTCAAGGAACTGCTTCAGAAGAATGCTAACGATGTTTGTGAGATTTATAAACAGGCTTCTATGGCGCAGAGAGAGATTATCGTGGATATGGTTGTTAATCGTAAGCTAAATGGCCTACCTATTGATGCTAATATCGTTGTTGAGATTGGCAAGCTCTGTGGAAAGGATTTAATGAGCATTACACCTGAAGAAGAGGAATAAGGGGTGATGTTAGTTGACAAGTTTCGACCAGATTGAAACATTGGCCCTCAGTATTGTTGAAGATTATAAGCTGAATAAGCTCTTTGAGAGTAGCTATGATAATTTTCAGAAATTCTGTGATGGTCTACTTTTTAACGCACTTCCTCAATTTACTGAATGTCGGCAAGATCTAACCTATAACGTTGAAACTCGTGAATTTGGAGTTGATTTAACTAATCTTGAAATTTATATTCTTTCTCGTTATTGGGTGATTGCTTGGTGGGAGAGAGAAAATAATAATGCGGCGCAGATTGCGCTAAAGCTGGGTATTAAGAATCAGTATTCTTATAACAGCGAATCTCAGAATTTTAAGGAAAAGCAAAATGTCATTGATAAGCTAAGAGAAGAAGTCGATAGGGCAACACAAGAGTATCTACTACTTGACCTTGATTCTTACGGTTTTTAAGGCGGTGAGGGCATGAGTCAGAATAAAAGGGTAGATGGAATTTATAAAATTTTGCCCCTTTTTGAAGCGGCTATTCGTGAAAAAGATGATTTTGCTTTACAATGTTATCGGTCTTATTTAAGCCGAGTATATATTCAGTATGTTGGGCGGGGCAATGAAGAAATCTGTGATTTAGTCAAAGGGCTTATTCATTTGGGAGGCGAGGCCAAACAAGAGGACGTTCGGCGTGTCGTCTTGCACATGATTAAGCTAATTAAAAAAGAAAAGGAGGGCTATCGTCATGCCTATCGAGTATAGCATCATTGGCGGGGCCACTCCAAACGATTATTACCGGGATTTGGCTCAGTCTTTTATTAACCAGTCTTGGGACAATACTGCCGCTAAAACGCCTGAGAATGGCGGAAAAATCAAAGAACAAACCGAAATTGGGTCTGATGAATATAAGACTGTTGACGCATGGGTTAAGACAACTGTTGGCGATGTGACCACTGGTATGAGAGATTCAGGCGATTTCATTAAGATTTATTTTCGTGATATTAACCATATTGTGGCACGAGGTTTATATTATCAGTTTTATAATTCTTGGTGGATTTGCAATGAATTTGGCCATTTCAGTGGTATTGCTCAAGATGCTGGATTAAGAAGATGCAACAACGTTCTAAAAATCGTTGACCCTGAGAATGGTTCAGTGTTTAGTGTTCCTTGCGTGGTTGATTATGATATGTCAAGCCCTTCTGTACAGGTGTCCAGATATATCTTAACACCAAACAACCATGCTACTGTTATGGTACAAGGCAATGTCAATACATTACGGTTGTTTAAGACCAACACAAGATATGTTCTTGGCGGTCGCCCCTTTAAGCTATATGGTTATCAAAACGCCCTGAATCTTAACTTAACTACAGATTATGATACTTTATTGTATCTTGATTTGTATTTAGACGAGATCCATGATGGCGATGATTTGGTAAATGGTGTGGCTTATAATGGGGATTACAATTACAAGGTTAAAATTAACTCTACTGATATGACATTAAATACTGGCTCTACTGGCGTTCTGAGTGTTGATGTTGCGTTAAATGGCAAAGAGGTTAATAGACCTGTTGTTTGGCAAACTAGTAATCCTGAAATTGTCACGATTGCCGACACCGGCAATTATACTGTAGTTGGTGAAGTTGGCCAGAGTGCGGTTATTGTCGTCACGTTGAGTGGCAATGAGGCCGTTACAGACAGTATTAAGATTACTGTTGGTGAACAAGTTGTTGAGCCTGAGATTTATCTTGACCCAACTTTTAATAAGATTAGAGAATATCAAACTATTGAATTTGATGTTAAGGTGTCCATTGGTGGCGTAGAAATTAAGCCCGATACAGTTAGAATAAATGCAGACAGTGAATATTTAACTGTTGAGAAAACAACGTCTGGCTGGCAGTTGACTTGTAATAAACGGAGCACCATGTCCTTGACAATGAATGTCACTATTGTTGACAAAACATATAATATCAGTAAAACAGCTAAGTTTGATATTCAAGCTGTAAGTATGATGGGATAAGGAGGTAAATTATGTATAATTCATTAAGTGCTTTGCCTTATATTCCATATAATATACTTGTTTATCTTGCCCGTCAAGATGCGGCTGAAGATTTGTGGAAATTGCTAAAATATAATAGTTATGATGCACTATATAAACCTAATTTGACTTTTGACCAAAAGTTAGAGTTAATTTGGCGAAATGGGCCACAAGAGAAATTTGGTGTGTTCTTTACACCGCTTGTAGAGGACGCTATTTGTGAGAGCAAGTGTGTGCTTAAAATCTATGACTATTATATTCATGCCAAAGAACTATATAGCAGCACAGTCGTATATGCGTTTGACTTCTTGTATGGAGGCCAAATGAGCCTTGTAGAATATAATGGAATCCCTGTTAGTAGGGGTGATTTGTTTATTAATAAGGCGATGGCTGTGTTAAATGGTGCTGAGATTGGTGGCGTTGGTAAATTAACGTTTCTTGATGATATGTCAAGATATGCGTTAGGCCGTGCCACCATTGGCAATTCTAAAACATTCACTGGCGTTCAGCTTTTCTTAGCTGTTAATGTTGGAGATACAGGTGAGGAGTATGGGTGCGAATCTTAATTTAGACCTATATCGCAAAGCATATTTTTACTTTGACTTACCTGTTGAATATAAAATAAAAGATAAAACACTGCTTATTTATCCTATCACTGTGAAAGACAGTGAAATTTTTTTATCAAGTATGTCTGTAATAGATATTGATAAAAACGCCTCAGATTCGGTTGAGATTATCCAGATGTCTTATTTGGCCTTTATTTATAATGTTTTGTTTCAAGACGAAATTAACATAAGTAAATTTGTCAATATCCTCAAGTATTGCTTACATGTTGAAAATCCTTATGTGGGGTTTGATGATAATTCAAGGCCATATTTGAAGATAAATGATGACTTTTCAATAGGGCCGAAAGATTTTGATAACATTCGTAAAATCATTATGTATCAGAACTTGATACATTATGACGATGAGTATATCAATCCTGAGATTAAGAAGATGATGACTGAGGTTGACGCTGTAAAAAACGCTGGTGTTGAACCGCCCACTATTGAGAGGCGTATGGCGATTATTACAGCGCATTGTGGGATAAGTAAACAAGAACAAATGAATATGACTTATAGGAGTCACAGTCTGTTGTTTGAAGAAGTTTATGGTGAAGTTGAGTTTGAAACAACTCGGCCTATTTTACTATATGCTGGTAAAGGTAATGAAATTGACCATTGGATTTTTAAGAAAAAGAAAGGTAAATACAATGGTTATATGACGGATGCTGACAGATATGCTCAATCTATGGGTAGTAATGTAAACGCTATAAAAACAACTTCAGGAACAGAATACGGAGACAATTTGTCTCAAGTATATGATAAATTTATAAATAAATAAGGAGGATGTTATAATGGCACAGAATCATTTTTTGGCTGGTGTAGGCACTGCTCTGCTATTTAAGGGTAATGACCTTGTTGGTGTTGCCAAAACTCTGACTGAAAGCACCTTCGACTTTGCTATTACTGCTGAGGATATTCGTGGTGGTCAGGGCAATGGTTTGCTTGGTCGTTATTTCCACGACTCTACTCTAACTGCCACTTTGACCGATACAATGTTTGACTTAAACTATATGGCACTGTCTCTGGGTGTTAATATTGAATCTGGTGGCCTTTCTGTTAAAGAAGAGGAACTAACTGCTACTGCTGGGGCTGTTACCGTCACTGAAACCCCTGTAGCTTTTGATGGCACTATGATTGGTTGGTATAAGAAGCCTACTGATAGTGATTGGCAGATTGGTACTATTACTGGCACTACTATGACCATTGCTGGCGCTACTGCTGGTCAGGTTTATTGTGTTAAGTATTTCTATCAGAATGAGAATGCCAAGAGTATTACTATTAAATCTCAGTATGTTCCTGCTACTTTGCATGTCGTTGTTATGACTGACCTGTATAGTGGTAAGGTCGGCACTCAGTCTGATGCCACTCGTTATGGCCGTCTGATTGTTGATATTCCTCAGTTCCAGCTTGAAGGCAATCAAAATCTGTCTTTGACTGCTACTTCTGCTGCTACTATTAACCTAACTGGTATGGCTCTGGCTGTACTGGATGGCGCTACTTGTGAGGATGACCCCTATTATGGCACTATGACTGAAGAGATTTATGGCGCTAAGTGGCAAGATGACGTTATCGCTTTGGCTATTGAAAATGCTGAACTTGATATGAATCAAAATGATACTGAAGCTCTAATCGTTCGTGCTGTGTTTGGTAAGGGTATGGCTTCTCAGCGTAAAGATAATAGCAATTTTAACTTTACTGTTGAAACAAGTCCTGCTGCTACTGCCACTGGTGTTCAGGTGGCGGCTGAAACAGGCGTTGTTAGTGCTGGCGGTGTTGATGGTGTGGCTGTTATTGAGGTTTCTCTAAAGAATGCTCCTAACGTGCCCCCTGCTTATGCTACCGTAACCGTTACTGCTTAATTTAATCTTTCTTTTTGGGAGGGTTGGTGAATAACCTTCCCTCCCAATTTTTTAAGGAGTAAGAAATGTGTAAATATGTAAGTGGAAATCAATGTAGAGTAACCCAATCTGTATGCCCTTATATGTATTATTGTGATAAAATTAGGGGGTTTAAACCATCTCCAAATATGCCCGATGATTGCAAAGTAAAGCAACAGATTGAAACACCACAAGGCTATTGCAGAGTGAGAGATGAACGTAAGGGTTGGTTATATATTGATTATAATGACATAACTATTAAGGTAAAAAATCCATTTGACCACACACCTCTTTATGTCCGTGTTAGGAAAATGAAATCCGGCGAATATAAATTAAGAGAGTGAGGGAGCAAAATGGCAGAGGGCGAAACCAGCAAAATTTACGCAAAATTAGATGACCATGATCACAGAATCACCAAGCTTGAAAGTACACGGCCATTTCTCCAAGATTTAATTCAGCGCAGTGTCAAGAGTAACGAGCTTTTGACTCAGACTATGCAAGATGTACAAATGTCCATGGTTAAGTTGAATGATAAAATGGACGAAGAAACAAGAGAAATGAAAGAAATGAAAGCAGACTTTGAAAAGGCTAATAAAGCCACGGCTGATAAATTAACTACGGTTGAATCAAAAGTAACAATTTTAGAAGAAGCTGGCAAGTTTGATATTCAGGCTTATTTAAAGCATAATTTCCCTTGGATTGTAGTTGTTTTAGGTATGGGTATCTTATATGTTTCACAATATGTTAAATTTTGATTGAATGAAAGGAATGAATGGAATGGTAGAGTTAAAGGAAAAGGTAATCCATAGTAATACTTATGATATTGATATTCAGCAGTATCTAACTTATGCTCAGATTCAGCAGATTGTTAATGCAGTTGAGATGGCAAGTAAGGAAAATGACAGTTGGTCTGCAAGACAGACTAATATTGATATGCTTGTACTGATGCACACTACTGATATTGGCAAAGAGAAACTTGAGGAAGTTGGCCATGAGATGTTTGTTATGAGTGGGCTAATGGATTGCGTAAGAGATAATGTTATCAATATTGATGAGGTTTACAAAGCACTTGACTATACAGAATCTTTAACTCGTGCTGGCTATAAACTGCTGAAAGATGCCTCTAAAGTTGTTAAGACCGATACTTTTAAGGCCGTAATGAAAAATTATGGTAAGTAATGCGAGGAACGATGCTCAAGTTAAAACCATGCTTATGCCAGCATTAAAAGGGGCTGTTGATTATGTTGTCAAACAAATTTTAGCTGAAAACGAAAAGTTAGTTCAGCAAATTGTTTATGATGGATATGAACCAATTGAATATGATAGAACTGGCCAGTTTAAAAAAGCGTGGGATACCAATACACATATTACGGGTGATATGGTAACAGGTGAAATGGCTTATGACCCTGATAAGATGATGGCTTTTGGTAATCATCATGCTTCTATTGTAGATGGTCAACCAATACAAGAATATTTGGCCGATATTATCTATGAAGGATTAGCTGGTGCTATCTATCAAGAGGGGTACGCTAAAAATAGTAAACGATTCAAAGGTCAAGCATGGACAAAAAAGCGCAATGTATGGAATACACTTATTAAATGGCTTGGGCCAAATAGAATGAGAAAATTATTTGAAGAAGGCATGAGAAGACAAGGGTTAAATTTTACCCGACATAACTCGGCCATTTTCTTTGTAAAAGATTAGGAGACAGTTTATGGTGGTTTGCGGAATTGATGCGTCCACTAAGAGCACGGGTTGGAGTATCTTTGATGGAAAAGAACTAGTAGCTTATGGTGTGATTAAGTCTGAAGGACAAGATTGGCGTGAACGCACTGTTAATCAAGCCCCTAAGCTAATAGAGATATTGAATAAATATCATCCTGATAAGATATATATGGAAGATGTGCCCTTAAAGGCGCAGAATCCTAAAGTCCTTGTGCAGTTAGGTGCTGTGCAAGGATTTTTTTATGGTGTTGCGGCCTCGTTTAATATACCCATTGAATTTTTGATTCCAAGCCAATGGCGCAGTCCTATGGGTTTGTTTGATGGAACGAGAAATGGTACTAAACGAGCCGAAATGAAAAGAAAATCAATAGAAAAAGCCAATGATTTGTTTGGGCTTAATTTGGTGTGGAAGTCTGATAGTAGTAAGTTTAATAATGACGACCAAAGTGATGCAATATTGATTGCTTACAGCCAAATCAAAGTCAAGCATATTGGCAAGCCAAATTCACTATAAAAGGAGTGAGTGAATGGCGAACTACTCAATACTTGTAGACGTTAATCTACAAACAAAACAAATTCAAGAACAACTAAATAAAATAAAAGGTGCCAAGATTGACCTTGATTCAAGCAGTATTAGACAAGCGAGCAAAGATATTCAGGATTTAGAACTCAACTTTAACTCGGCAAATGAGGTACTTTCTAAAACCATAGATATTGTAAGTTCGCTTGCAAGTCAAGTGTTAGAGCTTGATACTTCCATAACTGAATTTAGAAAAGTATCTGATTTATCTGGCAGTGCTCTTGATGATTATGTTTCTACATTATCAAAGATGGGACTGGCAGTAGGTCGAACCGGTAAACCAAATCGGTCTGAGCCGGGGTGATGGGATGGTAAACCAGCACCGAGAATAGCTCCTAAACCCTTGAAAGCCTCAAGAGCCTTACAACTACAATATGGGATGAGATATGTCTATATGAATGTGGGAAACTATTACAACTGTAAGGATGATATATGGTCGAAAGACCTAAGTATTATGTAACGAATAATATATAATATTCGTGACAAAAGGGCAGATTGGGCGCGAAGCCGTGATGAGCGGTGTGTCAATCGAGTATACAGAGCGGCCCTCCAATTATAGGGTGAAGAATTACTCAGGCAAAGTCTGAAAAACTTTGGAAAAATTATTGACATTTAATCTTTTATATGATATTATGTATTCACATTAGAAAGGAGTATATAATATGATTGTTGCTATTATTTGGTTTATATTGTGTTTTATTATGGGGTTTCAGGCTAATAATATTGGATTGGCGTTAGGGTTTTGGTTGTTTACAATTGTGTTTTTTGTGCTGTCAACTGGAAGTAGTCAAAGCACCAGAAATCAATTTAAACGGCAAGATGAATATGACAATACTTATCGTAACTTTGTTAAAGAACGCAAAGAATCCAAGAGGGGCACAATCGAATTTGAAGAAAAGATTAAGCGTTAATAATTAACCGTCAGAGATGGTTAGTGCGGCGACTGAATACCGTAAAAATGGATTTAATGACAAAGACGCTGCTCAATTGGCACAGGTCAGCTCTATGTTCCAAAACGTAGCAGATGAATCTATTTCTACTGGCGATGCCGCACAATTTTTAATTTCTCAGTTAATAGCATTTAATAAAACAACGGGCGATGTAGAAGGCAATGCTATGCACATTGCTGATGCACTGAATGAGGTTTAATTTGTAGACCTCATTAAACAGGGTGAACTGCTGGAAAGCTAAGGCGTAAGCTATGCCAATCAGCAACCAAGAATAGATTGAAATATCTATTAAGGCTCAACGACTATCGAAAGCAACCGATTTATCGGTAAATGTAACTGTTTAACAGAATAAGCCGTTTTAACGGACGAAGCGAGTAGAGTACGCAGAAGTGCTATCTGCGGAAGCGCCCTGCCCCTTTTATGGGTGATGATATAGTCTATTCTCATAGGAAACTATGAGCAAGTGTTCTACTTAATAGGAAGTGATATAATAGGAAAGAAATTTTGTGTGTATGTTCATGTTTTCCCAAATAACAAGAAATATTTTGGTATAACAAGCAAAAGACCAAATGCTCGTTGGGAAGGTGGCACAGGGTATGATAAAGAACATCAACCTGTTATGTACAATGCCATAGAGAAATATGGGTGGAATAATGTTAAGCATATTGTTTTATATGAAGAATTAACATTTGAAGAAGCCTGCAAAAAAGAGCAAGAATTGATTGCTGAGTTCAAAACCAACTGTCGGCGCTATGGTAACGAATATGGATATAATATGACTGATGGTGGCGAAGGAACCCTTGGTCACAAAGGTAGTGAAAAGGTAACAAAAGTCAATCGAGAAAGATTGTTGGGTAAAAAGGGTAAAGATTGCCCCAATTCTCGACCTGTAATATGTGATGGCATTGAATATGAGAGTCTGACACAGTTTAAAGAAATGAATGATAATCCTAAGGGCAATATTCAAGGGTGGCTTAATGGTAAGGTTGGTATGCCAGAGTATTGGTACAATAAAAAATTACATTACAAAGACGTTGGCTTTGAAGTTGTAAAAAAGGCTCGGTTTGCCAATAGATGCAGAAAACCAATGGTTGACGGTATTGTTTTTAACACGTTAGCTGAGTGTGCAGTTTATTTACATCTTACGCCGTCTGTTCTTTATTTGTATTTAACCAATCAATGTACACCACCAGACGAGCTTGTCAATAGGAACCTTAAATACGAAGATGAAGAATCTCATACTTTTAAAGTTCAAGGAAAAAATTCTCCCCCTATAAAATGTACTATTGATGGAATTGTGTTTGATTCTTGTCAAGAATTGGCAGATTATATTGGGCGAACAAAAGGTACTGTTTGGTGTTGGTTGTCTGGACGGAATAATACACCGGAAGAATACCGATTAAGAAATTTAAAGAAAGTAGAATAACTTGGGTTTGAATTAGCACTTCAAACTTAATATTAAGGCAAACAACTTTGCCGTAGGCACTGGCGATTTGGCAACTGGCCTCAAGGTAGTTGCTTCTTCATCCGCTGGTATGAACAACAGTTTTGAACAAACTATCGGCCTCATGACCGCAATCACAGAGCAAACTAAGAACGCAAGCAAGGCTTCTCGTGGCCTTAATGCTATTATGGCCAACCTTGCTCAAGTTCTAGATGATGCTTCATCTAACGGCAAGAAAATAACAACAATCTTTGAACAACTTGGTGTTGAGATGTATGAGAACGGCCAACTTAAAAGTGGCTATGATTTGCTTGCTGGTTTGGCTGAAAAGTGGGATACTCTTGACAATAACAGCCAAAAGTATATTGCCACTACAATAGCGGGTACAACACAGTTAAACAATTTCTTGGCCTTAATGAACAACTTCGGCCATGCAGTTGACGCAACCAACAAAGCCCTTGATTCTCAAGGCTCTGCGATGCGTGAAAACTCTGCATATATGGAGTCTATTCAGGCCAAGTTATCTAAAGTTCAATCCACATTTCAAGATTTTGCTAATAATGTTATCAGCAGCGATTTGGCCAAAGCCGTTCTTGACTTGGCTAACGGCCTGTTGCAGATAGCAAACACTGATCTTGGTCAGATTGTTACACAGATTGTGCTACTTACTAGTTTGGGCTGGGGCGCAACATCTTTAACTAAGGCACTTGGCATTTTTAAGGTTGGTATTGAACAATTTAAAAATCTAGCAGGAGTTATTGCGGGTGTTGGTGCGGCTGGTAGTATTACCTTACCTATTATTCTTGGCATTGCTAGTGTTTTAGTTGTTGGTGGCGCTTTATGGAAAGCTACCGAAGATAGTAGAAAATCTTTTGAAGAGCTTGAAACAAAAATTAGCGATACTAATGACAAGCTTAAAACTAATAAAGAGCGGCTTAAAGAAATCAGTGACTTGCCTTGGAATGAGCGCACTCAAGAGATTTTAGACGAAAAAGAAGCTCTTGAGAAAGAGAATGACGAGCTACAAGCTCAGATAGATAAACTTGAAACGTTATCTGAAAAGAAAGCCAAACAATCCTTAAAAGGCGGATATGTCACTGGTGAAAGAATTCAAGTTTCTGGTATTACTGGGGAATATGCTGGTAGATTTGATGGTGGGTTACAAGGCCAGAGTTTTGAAACCTATGAAGAGCTTGTAAAATATCTTGATAATTATATTCCGAACGCTTCTAAGAAAACTAGGCAAGAATTAGAAGCTCTTGGTGTACAATTTGAAACAGTTCAAGGTGAAGTTTATAAAACTGGTGAAGCCTATGAACAAGAACTTATTAAACAGGCTGATGAATTAACTGAAAAGCTTAAAACTAATCATAGTTTAACAGATGAAGATTTAAAACTATATGATGAAGTTACAAGTAAACTTGGTACATTAGCCCAAGCTCACCAACTCGTAGGTGATGAGTCTACAAACGCTCGTGACGCTCTTGATAGTCTTACAACTTCTTATGAAGAGGCTTCTGAATATACTGAAAAGTTTGGCAATTCAATTGAACTTAATGCGGCGCAAGTAGACGCAATTAAGTCTAAATATCCCGAGCTTGCAAACAATATCACCCAAGTTGGTGATAGTTATTATTTGGCGCAAAACGAGGCTATTAATTCTGTAAGTGGTTTTATAAGTGCCAATGGTCGGATTTATTTAGACGCTAAAGACAAAGCACAAAAAACTTTACAACAATTACAACTTGTTGCCAAAGGGTATCAAGCAACAGCTAGATTAATTTTAACTGAATATTCAATAAATCCAACTCAAGCAAATCGTGAAAAATTAAACCAAGCTGCTTCAATTAGCAGTGCGGCGCAAACTGCGTTGCGAGATCTTGGACGTGCATTAAATGTTTCTTCTGTTGAAGGTTATGATACACGTGATGTTGGTATAGTATCTAGTCCTTCTGGTTCTGGTGGAGCTAAATCTTCATCTTCTGGGAGTAGGTCTGTTACAGATTTAGCCCTTAAAAATTTCCAATCGTTACAAAAAGATTTAGACCATTTACTTGCTATGGGCAAAATTACTCAAGAAGATTATTATAATCAACTTGAGAAACTTGTGGAGCAATATAAGACGGATGCTACGGCTCATATGAAGGAATATGGCCTTAATGTAAATCAGATTAATCAGAACATGTATAGTTATGAAGAAAAGATTTACAGTGGTCGTGCTAAGTTGGCTGAAGAATTAGCATCTAAACAAGAGGAAGAAGCTAAGAAAGCGGCCGAGGCTCAAAAATCCAATTATGAGATAGCGGCAAGTTATGTTGTTCAAAAGATTAGAGATGAAATAGACGAGCTTGAAGCACAAAAATCTGAAATAGAGAAATTCTATGAAGATCAAATTCAGGCTCTACAAGACACTAATGACGAACTTGAACGGCAGATTCAATACGAACAGTTACTCAACAATCTGGCTCAAGCTAAGGACAGGGGGCTTTATGTATTCTCTAATGGCCAATTTCAATATATGCAAGACGTTGAGGCCATATCTGCGGCTCAGGCTGAACTTGACGCTTATGAGCGTGATGAGGCACTACGTAAAGAGGTAGAGAATCTAAATAAACTCAAAGACCAAGCTACAGCCAGTATTGATGCGCAAATTGAACAATGGAATCAATATAAAGATGAATGGTCTGGTGTTGTAGATCAATATACGGAAGAACAAAACCGGCTAATTGCTGAACAAGTATTGGGTATTGATTTGGAGCAAAAGAATTGGGAGCAACGATTAATGAACGCTCAGACTTTTGCGAACAAATATAATAGTATTATGGCTTCTTTGAATGGTGGTACGGGCACTAAGAATACTAATACATCTGGGGTACCCCAAAGTGGTAAAGGTTATTATTTTGACTTTTCAAAAACTACTGGCGGTAGTGGTTGGACAGAAGCGGAAATGAGAGAAGGGTTCCATAGTAGTTCTAGTACAGCTAAAACTACTGCAATAAAAGCTTTAAAAGGCAAAAAATATGCGGGTGGCACATTGAACGCTGTTGGTGGATTAAGTTTGGTAGGTGAACAGGGTCCTGAGTTAAGGGTGCTTGGTCAAGGCGATGGCGTTATTCCTGCTGATGTTACTAGAAATCTGTGGGATTGGGGTAAAATTAATCCAAGTGCTATAGCAAGTAGTATGAATAATATTTTTAATATTGATAATCTTACGCTGCCCAACGCAAGAGATGCACAAACGTTGATTACAGGTCTTAAACAAATGGCCTATCAACGAGCTTATAAGAGGGCGTAGTTTACGCCCTCTATTTTTTATTCATGTAATAAAAAGGAGGGGTGATAATTGAGTTTTGCTAATGAGATACTTGATGCTATTGAAATTATGGTAAAACAAGTTGTTGAAGACAACACTACAAAAATATATACGGGTATTTGTAAAACTATTGCCTCCTCAACTTGTGTACTTACTATTAACGGCAAAGATAATACAGTAAAATATTATGGTGGAACACCAACTGTGGGTACAGTATATCAAGTATTCATCCCATTTGGTAATATGTCTGCAGCTTTTATTATCGTTCCGGGTGCTGGTGGTCAAGACCCTGAGACAGGTGTATCCAGTGTCAATGGCAAGACTGGCGCTGTTGTTTTAACTGCAAGTGATGTTGGGGCATTACCTAATACAACTACTATTCCTACAAAAACCAGTCAGCTTGACAACGATTCTGGCTTTATTGATAGCAGTGTATTGGATGGGTATGCTAAGACCACAGACATTCCTACTAAAACCAGCCAGCTAATCAATAATAGTGGTTTTATCACAGCAAATGACGTGCCAGTAAAGAGCGTGGATGGTTCGACTGGCACAGTTGTAACAAACGCAGTCAAGACCACTTCTCAATCTTTAACAGATGCGCAAAAAGCTCAAGCTCGTACAAATATTGGTGCGGGTACAAGTTCGTTTGACGGAGACTATGAGAGCTTATCTAATAAACCTACTATACCTACCAAAGTGAGCCAACTTGCGAATGATAGTAACTATGCTACTGAATCTCAGGTTAATGCCAAGTATACTAAACCTACTACCGGTATACCTAAAACTGACCTCGCTTCTGACGTACGGGGGAGTTTAGATAAGGCCAACACGGCATTGCAGTCAGCACCAGTTACGTCAGTTAATACTAAAACCGGAGCGGTTGTATTAACACAAGATAATATTGGTGATGGGTCTACATATGTACGTACTCACAATGATTTTACTGATGCCGCTAAAACTCAAATTAATACCAATGAAGATAATATAGCCATACTTGATTCTGATATGGGTGTGGCTCAGGCTGATATTACTACATTAAAAGGCAACGTGTCAACATTAACCACAGCGCTTGGTTCTAAACAAGATGTTATTGCTGGTGGCGCAAGTACCATTACCGACAGCAATTTAACTGCTAATAGAGCATTAATTTCTAATGCGTCTGGTAAAGTTGCTATTAGTCTAGTTACCTCTACTGAGCTTAGTTATCTTAATGGTATAACAAGTAATATACAAACACAACTTGATAAGAAGTTAGAATCTGCGCCTGTTACAAGCGTGAATGGCAAAACCGGGGTAGTGGTGCTTACTGCGGCTGATGTTGGTGCTCTATCTGATACTACAATTATTCCTATTGTTAATGATGCAACATTAGATGTCCAACGCAATGGTGTTTCTGTTGGCACTTTTACAGCTAATGCCTCAACTGATAAAACAATCAATATTACTGTACCTACTAAAGCCAGTGATGTAGGAGCGTTGCCTGATACTACATCTATTCCATCTAAGACGAGCGAGTTAGATAATGATAGTGGATTTATCACATCTGCTCAAGCACCTGTTACATCTGTAAACACAAAAACAGGTGCAGTTACTCTTGTTAAATCAGATATTGGTCTAAGCAATGTTGATAATGTTAAGCAATATTCAGCATCTAACCCACCTCCATATCCTGTTACTTCTGTCAATGGCAAGACTGGGGCGGTGTCGTTGGGTGCGTCTGATGTGGGCGCAGTATCTACATCCGATGTTACTACAACTCTTGGAACAAGTACAACCAAAGTGCCAAGCGAGAAAGCCGTTAGTGACGCATTGAGTGCGGCTGGGGCTGGTGATATGCTTAAAGCCACATATGACCCTAATGGTAATGTAGCCACAGCAGGTGGTATTCCAGCTTATATTGAAGCTAATGGTGGTAAAATTGATACTATTAAAGTCAATGGGACTGCTCAACCAATAATCAACAAAGAAGTAAATATTGCGGTTCCCACTAATAATAATCAACTTATCAATGGATCTGGATATATTACTGCATCTGAAGCACCTGTAAAATCTGTAAACGGTCAAACGGGCGATGTAATAATAAGTGCTGGTATAAAAATAGTAACATCAGCAAGTCAACCCACTGATATGAATACGGGCGACTTTTGGTATCAAGAAATATAGGAGGTGATTGAATGGGTTTAACTACGCCTATTTTATATAATGTATCTGCTTTTGATGCCACACAAGCACAAACGTTTGCATTTAATGTTATTGGTGGTTCTCAGGTAGTTGCAAACACTTTAACAATAAAAAATAACACAACATTAGCAACTGTGTATTCACAAACTCAATCTACATTTAAATTTGAACATATTTTACCTGCCAATACGCTAACAAATGGTACGTATTATCAAGCCACATTAACTACAAAAGATGCTCAAGGTAATGAATCAAGCCCATCTACTCCTATTCAATTTTATTGTTATAGTCAACCCACGTTTGTTATCAGCAATATGCCGACTGGTAATGTAGTAACTAATAGTAGCTTTGCTTTTAATGTGACTTATAATCAGGAGCAAGGCGAGACTCTAAACGCCTATGTGTTTAATCTATATAGCGCGTCTGGCGTTTTGATTAGTACATCGGGGATAATGTATAACACCGACTCTACTTTACCTTTAACAATTTCATATTTGTTCAGTGGTTTGGAAGATAGGGCTAGTTATAGTATTGAAGCAACTGGCGTTACTGCAAATGGCACACAAATTACAACTGGTAAAATTAATTTTGTAACTAATTATATTGCACCCAATGTATTTAGTTTTCTATTTTTAACCAACAACTGTAAGGGTGGTTATATTACCATTGCATCTAATGTTACCGGTATTGATGGTGAAACTAATCCTGACCCAGCCATTTATATTGATAATAAAGAAATTGATGTAAGAGATGATGGCAACTATGTGCAGTGGTCTAAAGGTTATGAGATAAATGGCAACTGGACGATGCGGTTGTGGGGTCGGCATTATCGGCCTAACAAAGAAATTTTTAGGTTTAGTAATGCCAATGGCGATATTATCACTGTTGTTTATTGTGTTGACGATACACAATGTTGGTTTGAGATGAGGGCTTGGCATAGTGGTGATACTTGGGCTTACACGATTGAGTCTCAGCATATCGCCCTACCTGAGAATGTTGAACAACTGTTTACTTGGTTAAGGCGAGTAGACAATCTATATGAACTAAAAATTGAGAATCGAGGTGTTGTGGTTTGATTGGGTTAATTGGATATAATTTTTGTAGCGATGGCAACTCAGCAGATCCAACGCCTACTAATATCAACAATATTACCAATACAAGACTACAAAATGGCATTTTTGACCATTTTAATGTGACAAGAAATGTAGCTTTTGACTACAATAGCATTATTCCTACTGATTGGGATATTGATACTATTATGAATGTTGATTTTAAAGGAAAAGCGTCTGCTGGTAATGTTGAGCAAATGACTGCTGGTATTACATCTGTTCGTATTAAACGCCGTGTTAAAGGTACATTTGATTGGATTACTATTAAACAAATTCCTGTTTCAAAACCAGAGGATTTGAGTTTTATTGTAACCGATAATTTAAACGCCTATAATACTGAGTATGAATATGCCTTTGTGCCTGTTATGGAAGATGTTGAGGGTAGCTATATCATTGAGTCTATCTTGAGCAAGTTTGAGGGTGTGTTTGTATGTGATGTGGATACTGTGTTCAAGTTCCATGCGGGAGTTGAATATAACAATAACACATCCAATCAACAGGTGGGTGTATTCCAACCTTATAATCGCCAATACCCAGTGGTAGTAAGTAATAGTATCATTAACTATCAGACGGGAACATTTGGTGGTTGGGTGTTGCCTGATGATTTTGATGATAACCGCAACCCCAATAGAATAGCTATAACTAAGGAAAAAGAGGCTTTGTTGAAATTCTTGTTGAACAAGAAACCTAAAATTATTAAGGATATGAATGGTAATAGTTGGCTTGTTTACTTTACTGGTAACCCCACTTTAAGCTATGATAATAATTATGGGCAAGGTATGGTTAAAGTTAGCGCTGAATGGATAGAAGTTGGCGACCCCAATGACAAGACCGACTTGTATGAAAACGGCCTGATTCCTACAAAGAGGTGATGGTATGTTAAACATCACTCAGAATGACTATAATATCATCAAGCAACGCAACGTAGAGCGGTATATTAAGCTCAATCTGCTTGATTTTCAGTATAGGACGGTAGATGAAGTTAGCGGTAATATGTTATCTTGCTCTATTCAGTGTGATGCTGATAGTGACTTGAGGCGTAGTTGTAATGTGAGCCTTGTAGCAGTTAATAAAACATTTGATATTCAGCCCGGAGGACGCATTTTCTTAGACAGGTATATCCAAGTATATATCGGCCTCAAGAACATTTATACGGACGAAATTCAATGGTATAATCAAGGGATTTATCTGATTGATGCACCTACTTGGCAATACGATGCAACTAATAATACCCTGTCCTTCTCTGGCCTTGATTTGATGTCTAAGCTGACTGGGGCCAGAAATGGTCAACTTGAGGGTATTCCTACTGTTATTAAGAAGGGAGAGTCTGTGCGTGAGGCTATGATTGCAACACTCAAGTTGGGTGGGTTTAGTAAGTACATCGTTAGTGAGTGCAAGAACAGAGATGGTACGGTACAGGCTGTTCCTTACGATATTGAGATTGACCAAGGTGGCTATGTGTTTGATATACTGTCGGCCTTGCGGGACATTCTACCCCAATATCAGATTTACTTTGATGTAGATGGCGTGTTTCACTATGAGCTTATCCCCTCTGGGGAAGATGAGCCTGTTATAATTGACGATGACATTTGGGAGAGTATGTTGGTTGGGGAGAACGTTAGCACCGATTTTGCCAGTGTAAAGAATTACATTGAGGTGTATGGCCGAACCCACAATCCTGAGTATTACCCATCTGAAATTAGTGTGGCCGGGGCCGTAGTCACCATGACCATTGCCAAGTTGACAGAACTCAACGAATATGATATCATAGGCTTCACTCCTAATAGTGCTGTATCTGGTAATATACAACTGGCTGTTAATTCGTTCGGGGCCAAAGACTTGGTTGATTCTAACGGGGCACACATTACTTCATTACAAAATAATGTGTATTACGTTGCACAGTATCAGGCCAATGGAACATGGTTGTTCTTGGGTCACCAACAAGCCAAGGCCACATGGAAAGATGAAAACCCTGATAGCCCATTTTATGTGAATGGGTCGGTTGGGGTGATTAGACAGGTGCTGTGCGGGGGAGAGTATGACAATATTATATCTGATGAATTGGCGTTGGAAAGGGCTAAAGTTGAGATCTATTGGAAATGTCGACTAAATGATAGTCTTACACTTGACATTATCCCTATCCCTTGGATAGATGTAAATATCGTTGTATCTCATGCCCCCAAAGATAGTACAACACAAAACAGATACATTGTCAAGTCCTACTCTGTGGATTATAGTAGTGTTAGCTCAACAATGTCAGTATCAATGATTAGTTTTTATCCGTATTATCCAATTTATTAAGGAGGTGATAATCTGTGGCAACATCTTTCCCAAACCAGATTCAAAATTTTCCTCAAATGCAAGATATTACAGCACAAGACGCAATATTAGTTCAACAATATCAAACTGCTATGCAAGTTGGTAATTTGTCTCTTGCTCAACAGATTCTTGCTCAAATTCCTAACAATCAGAATAAGATTGTAACCGCTGATTATCTCAATACAATAAATGATACTGTAATTGCTGTACAAAAATATTTTGGGGCGCGTTATTCTCCTGCTTATGTTGTATCAGAAACTCAACCCGTTAACCAAGAAAAATCTGATTTTTGGTTTCAAGTTATAGGATAAGAGGGAAAATATGAAATATCAAGACATTCATTTAGAAGATAAAAATAAATGGACACAATTTCAAACTTTGTATCAAGCGGGTAGTTATGCAGAAGCTATCGCTTTGCTTACAGAAAATCAACTTGCATTAAAATCACTAACAGCAACAAATCTTAATGATTTAACAAATTTTATTACGCAAGTTGAGAGTTTAAGCGACCCCAGTTTTAAAACTGATAAAATTCCTTGCCAAACAGCACAACCTTCTCAAAATGTTGGTGAGGTTTGGTTTCAAATTATAGAGTAAAGGAGTGGAATTTTTTGGCAGTTGAAAAGAATATCGTTATGAAAGAATTTAACGGTACGGATTATGACACTTTATACCCAAAAACAATCGGTACACAAGTTGATGGTATTTTTACAAGCGAACAGACGTTAACTAGTAATACTTTGGCTAAATATCAGTTAAGTGCAAGTGCGGTTCCAGATGATGTATTTGCATTCCTTGGAAAATATGCTCAGTATTGGTGGCGACGTAGATCTATTATTTTTGGACCAAATGTAGCAACTTCTGGAACACGGATTTATTTTGCTAATGATTATGTCGATCCAAACACGGTTTATTATTCAACAGAGATTGATTCGACTAGTGATGGTAAACCGGTTCTTAAAAATCCGCAATCACTTGTTGTTCCTACTGGAACAAGCTCTGGTGCTTTGACTATTCTGCAAAATGCAAATCTTGGCGGAAAATATGTTACAAACATTCTGTACAGAGCTTCAGTAAAAGTTTCAGATGAGGTTTATTTACTTCCGAGTAATCCTAGTTTTCAGTTTGACAGTGGAATTCCATATACGATTCCAGCATATAAAGTGACGTTTAACAAAACATTTGGGGATTGGGAGTATGTACAATCCAACAATCGTAACGCATATCCAGATAGTGGAGAATCTGGTGGATATGAATATGAGTATCTTGGTGTGCCTTTTGATAAACTCCTCACAGCAGGAGCGGTAGAAATTGGAAGTTATGTGGGTACTGGTACTTATGGACAGAATAATCCTAATACATTAACGTTTTCACAGAAGCCAAAATTGGTTCTTTTTGGTTCAGCAGAAACTGTGGAGACACAAGGATATACAAATCAAGGTTTTATTTATTATGGAATAACAACAATTTTTACAACAAATACATCTAGCGATTATATCAATTATGTGACATATTCTGGAAAAACAATGAGTTGGTATTGCACGAAAAGTGCATTGGCACAATATAATAACCAAAACACCACTTATTATTATACGGTTATTTATTAAAGGAGGGGAATGATATGAGAATCATTGAAATCACCGCACTTTTCAACGGAGCGCATAGAAACCAAACAGGTAGTTTTCAGACCGTACCGGAAGGCTGGGCTGTCATTCCTGAAACTATGCCGATTCCTGCGACATTCCCCTTTGTCCTGATTGAGTTGGATGGAAACACCGTCACAAGTATGACAGCTGGCGTTGTTCCAGAACCCGAACCAGAACCCGAGCCTGAGCCTACAGCAGAAGATGTTGCTCTTGATTTGATGGCAGAGCACGAAGAGCGGATCTGCATGCTGGAATTGAATGCATAAAAATAGTTGAACGTGAAAGGAGTTTAATCATGGCATCTGTATTTAATCTTGGTAAACTGCTTATTCAAAAAGGTCGAACGGATGGTCTCCAAGAGAAGATGGATGTTTATCTGGCGGCAGATAGACTAACTACAGAGGAATATCAAGAGCTTGTGGCAATGTTGGCTGCAAAAGATACAAAAAACTAATGGAGGTAAAACATTATGAAAAATAATAAGATTGAAGATATTATTCGTAAAGGCATGGAAGATGGAAAAACCTATGAACAAATTAATGCTGAATTAAAAGCCGCTGGATCCAATGTTCGTCTAGTTGAAGGTAAAGAAGGTGGGTGGACTGAACAAGAGATGAAAGAAGGCTTTGTGGCCTCCGAGGGGAAAAACAATCCTGTTCAACGTTCTTTAGATATGAGCCGTAAGATTGAGTTTGCAAATACTGTTCAGACTCAATATGTATCTGGTAACAAATATGAAATTCATTATAATCAGGATGGTTATGCTGTTAAAGCTGTTCATATTGGGTAAAGATATAGGGGCCTAAGCGCCCCTATATTTTTATAAAAATGAAAAGAGGGAAAGAATGGAAAGAATTTCTTATATTCCTTTTAATAAAATTAAAAAGATTGAAGTTTATATCAACTCTAAAAAGCTATCTTTATCACAAATTGTAAAGCAAACTGGTTGTGATTATGCTGTAACAGGCAATTTTTATAATACGTCTTGGAAAGCCACTTGTCCATTAAAAAAAGATGGTGTTGTTTTAGTGTCTGCGCCATATGTGTACAGAGGTTTTAGATGGAACACTCCCGATGATTTTGGCCAATGTAGAATTCCTACTGAAGCTGGGGGATATAGTAATTATTATACTTGTTGTACACTAATTGCAAATGGGTCTGCCTATCCTAATAATCTTGTTATTTATAATAAAGATGTGGGTGGGGTGAGAGGCCGAACAGGAATCGGTGTTAAAGGTAAAAATTTAGTCTTATATGCAAGTAAAGATGGAACATCCGATGCTAAAACACCTGAAAAATTAAGAGATTATTTGTTTGCCAAAGGTGTGACTGAGTTTATCATGGGTGACGGTGGAGGTAAGGTTAATTTTTATGGTGATGGGACTACGATGCAGGGTATTTCCAAGTCACAGAATTTAATTTTAGTATATTTAAAAAAAGGTAATGAAATCACTACTCAGCCTACGACCGATCCAAAACAGGAGGAGACTACTATTACCACAGACACAGGATTTACTATTCAACCAGCCTTTTTAACAAATAACCCTAGATATAAAAAACAAGAGAAAAAGATTAAGACTGGATATATGCAACATAGTACAGGCACGCCGGGCGCTAAAGCATCTGCTTTTATTAAAACTTGGAACAGCACAAGTGCTTCGGCTGAAACAGAATTTATTATTGATGATACTGGTATCTATCAGATGATGCCAATTGGTATTCGAACATGGCATTGTGGTGGTACGGGAAATAGTACTCATGTTGGATGTGAAGTATGTGAACCTTTAAATACTCGATTGCTTGACGTAAACTGGAAGAATTTGAGCCAAGGTAATTCTAATAATACTACTTATGCTGTAAAGTTGCTTCAACAGGAGTTACAAGCTTGGGGGCATAATCCTAATGGTATCGATGGTATTTTTGGATCTGGTACAAAAAATGCTGTTTTAGCATTTCAAAAGAAACTAGGGTTGACGGCTGATGGTATTGTTGGTCTTGGTACTCTCCATGCCTTGCAGAAACGTAAAGGATCTTATTTACTTTATAATGTAAAAGAAAACCAAGCTTATTTTGAAAATGTTTATCGTAAGGCAGTGTTTACATGCGCTTATGTATTAAATCAATTGGGGCAAAAAAATGTAGATAATAATACTGTATTATCACACGCAGAAGGACATATTAAGGGTATTGCTAGTGCTCATGCTGATGTGGGTCATTGGTGGCCTCAACACGGAAAGTCGATGGATGATTTTAGAGAAGACGTGATAAAGTATGTGAACACGGGTATATTACCTTATAATGTCAGCGATGATATTGTTGAAACGCCTGACGATAAGACCGATGCTCAAGGTGAACTTGAATTAGCATGGGATAAGGCTTGTGATATGGGTATCTTTGATGGTACTAATCCAATCGGTACTGTTACTCGTAGGCAACTTGCAGTTGTATTGTATAGATTAAACCTATTGAAATGAGGTGCATAAAATGAATATTATGACTATTATTATAGATAATCTTGAAAAAGTTGGTATTGGTGTTGTATTATTTTTAGGCGCATATTTGTCTAATATTTGCCTTGGCGCTTGGCGCAGTGTTAAGATTGAAGGATATGATTTTGATTGGAAGTTGGTTGGGCAAAGCCTGATTAAATTTATTGTCCTTGGCGTTGGCATTGGTTTGCTTTCTATTGTTATAAGTACACTACCTATTTACATGGTTTACGTAGGAATTGATATTGCAGAAGAAACTATGCAAGTATTGGATAGCATTGTAATTATTACGGCGTTTGTAGTGGCGACTACTAAGTATGTTAAAGACGCTTATACAAAATTAAAGGATATTTTAGAGGGTTGATATAAACCAATTTTTATATTTATAATGTAGATGGTAAAACAGGGGCTATTCAAGCTAGTGCTATTCTTAAATCTGGTGGTACTATGGTGGGTAAGTTAAAATTAACTGATACCCCAGTGATGCTAATGAAGCTGTGATCAAGAGTTATATAGATGCTATTTTACCTACGTTTACTGAAGTGGACAATGGTAAGGTTTTAGGTGTTGTTAATGAAGCTTTAGCTTGGGTTAATAAAATTTAACAATAAAAAGGAAGAAGATATATGGCTAAATTTTGTGGCGGGATTAAATTAGACCCAGAATCATTTAAAATTATGAAGGGTATTATTTCTATTATAGGAGAAGTAGATGTTGATGTAAATAAGACAGTGTCTACCTGTGGCCAGCGCTGGGATGGTAGTCACTACGCTGTACGCAATGGTGTGATTACTCAATATTTTTCACCCGAACTGGCTGATCTTGAAAAACCTCCTATCCCCATTAAGGGTAATTGTGGTGTTGGTCTTGATGGCAGATTTTTTAAGGTAGCTAATGGTGTTGTGAGCCATTGGTGGGGCAGTCTACTGATTGTCAATGCAGGCCCATCTGACGCTACTATGAAGGTAACTGATGTCAATGGTATTGAAGCTGCTACTGTCAGCGGTAGAACTAATATTTTTATGCTCGAGGGTAATGAAGGTGATGAGTATACTTTGACTGTGAGTAAGACTGGGTATATTACCAAGACGTTGACTATTGTGAATAATGGTGAACAGACTGTTGATGTCGAACTTGAAGTCGCTGGTGGCTAACATATAACTATAGGGAACTTAGATGGATTTTACTCTGTCTAAGTTCCCTATTTTTTTCGATGTTTAGTTAGCCTTGGCAATCATTACGTCTAAATTTACTATCGTATAAAATTGCTTTTAATTTGATTGTATCATGCACATGAACAGCACAATCATCAATGTAATAATCGGCCACAATCTTGCGACTATCAAACCCCAACCAAGGCACATTGCAGTTTACATAGTCAGGCGTTAGACCTTGGGTTTTTAGCCATTCTACGGCCTCATTTAGCTCTTTACCCTCTCTACAAGTCCACAGGATGATGGTATGTTTAAGGGCTTGTAGTTGATTGAGGATTGAGATTAGTTCTGTGTTGGGTTCACCGATGCAAGGATACTGTGCGCCAAGGGATAATGTTTTGTCGAAATCGACTGCAATAATCATGGTTAGACCCCACTACTGCCAAAGCCCCCAGCGCCTCTGTCTGTGGCTTCAAGTTCATCAATTTCGGTAATTGCAGTTTCATACCAAGGTAGTAACATAAACTGTGCAATTCTATCTCCGTGATGTACAATTTTGTCCTCATCGGTGTCATTATGCAACGGGATTAACCACTCACCTGTATAAGGTTCATCAATGACAGGCACTCCCTGTGCTGGTCTTAGCCCCTGTTTAGTAGCAAGCCCAGAACGGGCAAAGATAGCACCCCAATAACCATGAGGAATGTTAGTAGCAATGCCCGTGTGAATCTTGACGGTTTCATGGGGACGAATGATGATAGAGTCAGGGACTTTCCTTAGACCGTCTACATATCTCGCGGCAATGTAACCAATATCCGCATATAGGTCAAAACAAGCATCAGTAGGGTGGGCTTTAGTAGGGATTGTCGCTGTTTCAGATAAACGTTTAATCTTTAGTTCAAGCATCGTTTTTCTCCTTGATTGTTTTATTATATCCGCAGGGGTAAAACTCTGTGCAGACCCCACCTCTATACTCGCACAATGGGACAAGAAAACCCTTAAATTCAGGGCATTTTTCAGTAACTTTATCTACGATTTCTCGCATTACAGCACGAGTCTCAGGAGAGGCTTGGTTGCATAGACGCTTATGTGCCATAAACACAAGTTCTTGGGCATTTAGGGACATAATATGGCTTACCGGTTCGTCTTGTGGGGCTTTATTACGGTTATACTTGTTTTGTCGGTCATTGCGCTGGGACTGAACATAATGATTGCATCCAATGTGATGACGAACAAAATGAACAGAGACCCAATAAGGAATGGTCATTTTAACACCAAACCATAGCTCTCTTAAAGGGCTGTGTTCAGCTGCAATTAGCTTACGTTTCCATTCTTCTGTTGGTAGGGTTGTAGAGGTCTTGCCTACTGTATTAAGGCAACATTCTTTACACCAAGCCCAATCTGTGTCTGTTGGCCATTTTCTAAGTTCAACCATCAAAAATCCTCCTCAATTGCTCTGCGAACAAAGATAGAGTATTCGCCATTGTCTACATCAACCATACAATACATTACCTTGTAAGTCTCATTATCATAAAAGATAAAGTCGCCCTTTTGAGGAATGATGTCGGACTCAGGGGGTAGTTCACATAGTCGCTGTTCTTTACCAAATTGGCCAAGATAAACGCCAATATCTGTAATCTCACTAATCATTATGTTGTCTCCTTTACATAAAGCCCACAATGGCATGGGCCGGATTGGACATTCTCACGGAAGTCTTTACACATACATGTGGTATCTTGTGTTTTAGCTAAAGCACATGGGCAATAACCTTCATTTTCTCTTAGCTTTTCAATAATTTCTTGTCGTAGTTCAGTATCATTGGTTAGTTTAATTTTAATCAACTTAAAACCTCCCCATATTGATTTTTACTTGCCAACATAACTCCAAGCACATCATCATATCTGGCCTTGAGGTTGGGGTCATAACGTCCATATTTAATAGTAATATTGTGTAGTTTTTTAAGCTCAGAAAGGGGTTTAGGTATCTCAGAGGGATAATACCCTGTATAGATTATGAACATGTCTTGGCATGATTTTTTTCTAAAATAATGTATAAGACCGACCACTTCATCAATCTGAAGCATAGGTTCAAGACCGCCAATAACGATTGCTTTGGTTATATCGTTGTTAATATATACTTGATACAGGCTTTCATAGGAAATTTGCTTAATGGGGCTAGAGACAAGTCCGTGATTTTGACACACGGACTCATCAATATTGGCCTCATAGCAACATTTCCAATCGCAGTAAGATGAGATAAGGAACATTGAGGGGACTTTATAATTACAAAAATCTTCAACTACCACATCTCTTAGTGCTATGGTATCTGCCATTACATAATCCCATCCTTGTTTAGAACATCATACCATTTGCGCTGGTTAAACTCGCTCTTACGGATACGCTGATAACCGGAAATAGGGGTATAAAACCCTACCACACGAGCATATTGGTCGGCTACCGGTTTGCCGCATTGGGGGCACTCTTTAATACCAATAAAGGCGTGTTTATCCTCACAAACGTTAATCTTAGTGGTAAAAGCAAAGTAAATTACGCCCTGTTTGGCCACATAATTCAGCATATCCCAAGCGGCTTCTTCGTTGGGGAACCGGTTCTCAATATCAATATGAGCAATACAACCACCGCCACATTTAGCATCAAACAGATGACCTAAACGGCACTTTTCTTGAATAGTACACTTTTCCATAAGGGGGATCCACTGGTTGGAGTAGATGAAATACTTGTTTTGCTCGTATAGTAGATTGTCAGCAGTGCAAATAACACCAGCACAATTCTCAGCGGGAATCATCTCAATGTTAAAGGTAAAATCGCACTCAAAATGGTCTTTAACATCGTTCATGGTGTCAAGGATTTGAGTGGCGAACTCAACAGCTTCATCACTATAAGACTTGTTACCAAACTCATCTGTATTGATAAGGCCAAACAAATCCATAACCTCATACATACCAATACCACCAATGGTACAGAATTGCTTGTCAAGCTCAACAGCACCATCTTGATAGTTGGGTAGTAGGCCCTTTTCGATGTTGCGCTTTAGGATATGACGCATAGAGGTTAGTGCCTTGCAGTCCAGCAACACCCTGTCTCGCAGAATGTCTAAATACTTCTTCTTATTCATCTTGCTCTCATAAGCAATACGAACAAGATTGATAGTGCTTACACGGCAAGAACCGACAGATAGGGCTGTGCCACCAATAGAGTTGATAAAAGCATCCAGCTTATTAGTATCACTGAGCAAACGACAACAGTTGGACAAAACGCCCACATTGTCACTTACGAAGAAATTACTATCAGACCACTTAATGTTGTGATTACTACACCATCGAGCGAAGTCCTCATCTGCGAACTTGCCGTCTTTATAAAGTAAAGAATAGGTTAGCACGGGGTAAGTGAACATTTGTTCTTCTCGAATATCACTTACGACTTCCATAAACACTTTTTGACACTCAAGCATTTCTTCAATTTGGTCAATGGCGAAAGTGCCGTCAGGGAACTCCATGCCACCAAACAGGCTTTCAAGATAAGGCCGGTCAAAAATGCTTACGTTGGTAAAGCTAGCTTGGTCAATGCGTAGGAAGGGCTGGTTTAGACGATAAATTAGTTTCTGGAAACACTGACGTAGATAAGTGTCAGGGTCTTTCAAATAGTACCCATTCTCAATATCGTGCTTCCAGAAATAATAAGCCCAAATCAATACATTAGGCATGCCAACTGCACCCGACTGTCGATTTGACAGAAAAGATACAAACTCAATAACATCATCAAGATAAGTGGTAAGGTGTTTAGGGGGTTGGTTATTGTATTCATTGATAAAGAACAAACCTTCAGTAGCAAGGCGAGTAAAATCATTTGCCCAACAATATGGGAAATAGCTGGCTGTTGCACTATCGTTTAGATAAAAACCTTTACTAAACTCTTGTTCAAGCCATTGTTTTGCTGTTCTTAGACCCCATTGTTTTTTGATTTCGGTAAAAATTTTATTTAGACCAAATAACTTATCTTCAGACTTACCTTTTTCAGTCATAAAGGAGCGGATGTCCTTGTGGCGAGCGTTGGCATTGGGGTCAATAGTTGCGTCAGCCATAGTGTCTTCTGAAACAAATTTATCAAGAAACTCAGAAAAATCAAGCTGATTTGGGTGTAGGCCGTTGATGTATTCAAAATCTTCTCCGTACTTTTTCTTTAAATCCTCAAGACAACGTTCAAAGTCTTTACTTAGTTTAAGTGTAATATCCAAACTTTACCCCTCCTGATTTTTTAACCATTCAATTGCTTGAGTAAATGTATAAATTTTCCCATCAACCTCAAGTGCTGGCGCTGTTCGTAGACCCTTAGATAACATAATATTAACGTCATTATTTTCTGTATAGTCAATGTTAGCTGCTTTAAGCTTCTTTTCAAGAATATTGCATTTGGGGCAATGAGTTGAGTAAAATGTGACCATATTATCCTCCTTTCTTTGAGTTAAGACAATAATTATATCATAAAAATGTTACATCAATATTAAATAAATGTAAACATTCTATGAACTTTAATCAAGTTCAGGGCTATCATCATCGCAGCCAACAATCTCAAGTCCCTCAGAGCAAGTGCCACAATAGTTGGGCTTAACTGTATAATCAAAGCCATATTTGTTTTGGTAGTCATTAAGCACTTCTTCAATGGCCTCAAACCCAGTAGTCTGATGTAGTAGAGTCTTAGCCTCTCCGATAACATTACAAATATCTACTTCATCATCGACTTCGATAGAGTGATAATGTGTCACGGTTTCAGCGATTACATACTTTTTCATTTTTATCCTCCTTTAATAGCTCACAGAGCCAAGTCTCTCTTTCTTTTTGTTCATGCCGTTTAAGGCCCTCTTTAATTGTTTCAACATCACCAATTTCAATTAGCTGCTCTTTTGCACGACTATCGGCCACATACAACAGATTGCTGCTTAACATACGCTTGTGCATAGGGCTGGTAATTACAATCACGGCTTTAGCTTCACTACCCTGACTCTTGTGAATACTAATAGCATACCCAAGCAGTAAGTTGTTCATATAAGGCCCATAAATCCTTGCCATACCAGTATCGAACTCAACAGCCATAACAATGCCAGTGTCGGTCTCTTTGATATGCCGAATATAGCCCATATCACCATTCATAACCATAATATCGTTCATACTCTCAACCAGAGACCCATCTTCATCAACCCTAAAACAAGGGCAGTGGTATTCGTTGTGGGTGTTAATTACCTTATCGCCCACCTTGAACATGATTTCCTCACCACCACCTATCTTACGAATAGCGTTAGTATCAGGGTTTGGATTGTATCTGGATTGAATGGCCTTATTGATTGCTACTGTACCAACCGGGCCTTTGTTAAATGGGGATAGTATCATTATATCATCTTTAGTGTATTTGTCAAGCAGAGAATTATAGGCATCAAGTATTTGCACCATAGGGCTGTCACCAATAGAGATAAACTGATAATCAGGATAATTACTGTTTTGTCTTGGGCCAACCTTACCTTCACGAGTATCAGTGGCCACAGTAGCAAGGCCAGATGAGCCATACCGGAAAATCTTAGTTAATGTGGCCGTGGGCACAACACCTGAGTCAATGATGTCTTGTACAACGTTGCCACAAGAGATGGCGGCCAACTGAGCCTCATCACACACAAAGATAAACCGTGTGTTGGACTCACACACATCAAACAGCTTAGACAACAAATCAACACCAACCATACTGCACTCATCAACAATGACAAAATCAGAGTCGATATGAGCGTCTTGAGCCAATACCATGTGAATGGTGCTTGCGGGTCGGCCTGTTGTTTCTCTTAGGCGTTTGGCTGCTTTACCCGTTGGAGCGAGTTGGGTATAATCTTTATGATTGGCCTCAAGCATTAACACCAGTGCCTTCATTACCGTACTCTTACCAGAACCGCCATAACCCCTCAACATAGCAACCATGTGTTCATTGGCTAAGGTAAGGATTTGCTTCTGTTCATCTGTACACTCAAATCCATCAACGCTTGTAAAGTCATCAACATTCATGCTTAAGTTGCAGTCTTGCTTTTTCTCTAAGGCGAGGCGGTCAAGGATGCTCTCAGCAATGTTGACTTCGGCCTCGTAAGTGGCCTTATTACTAGAATATTCTTGTTCTACATCATAATAGATTCTTTCGCTATTACGTACAGCGTCTTTTACATACTTAGCGCACTCAGGCACTTTTTCTTCGGCCAATTCCTCAAGTAAGTCTGTGTAGATTCTTGTGTCACCCTCATTCTCATTCTCTTGCAAGATAGCCAAGCAAGCAAACTCGCAACGCTCTTTAGAATCAATCAAATCGGGCCGTTTGTCTAAGACATATCTATCAGACTTGTCAAAGGAATAATTAAGCAAATCAAAGAAAATATGATAGGGGCTACTTTCAAGGGCTTGGTTTAGTTCTGCTGGTGTAGCAAAGACTTTAGTTAACTTACTAACATCACTATCATTTTCAATCCCCCAATCAGAAACAAGGGGTAAGAATTGAATAGTGGTAAAGCAACCTTTGATTTTATTCACATACTCCTCAAACCGAACAGGGCCAACATTGTAAATCTTCTTATGGTCGATTTCTTCTTCTCGCCCATCAAGCACCATTTGAACAAAATCGGGATAGGCTTCATGCACATACTGAGGTTGGTTGCCGTCACAGATATGGCGCAAGATTTTTAGCTCTTGCTCAGGCGTGATTTTAATGCCCTCAGCACTAACATCAATATCAGTGAAACTAATCAAAACATAGCTTGCTGGGTATTTGGCCTTTTGGTTCTCTCTGATTTCAAGCTCATATTCATCACCCACATCGACCATACCAAGGTTAGTTCCGGCCAAAGTAAAGTTGTTGTATTGATTGAGCATTAGGTTGGGGTAATCACCAACAGGCTCACAACTTAGGACTTTATAGCCGTTAGACGGATTAAAGAAAATCCGCTTGATTGGCTTTAATTTAATTTTAATACTCATCCTAAACCAACTTCCTCGCCTTCAACCGCTTGCCATACGGCAAGTACATCTTTACCATCTACGGTCAATAGGTATGTGCCATCTGAATAAAGGCCATTTGCGATATATGTACCCTCGTCAGTGGTGAATACGGTTTGAGTTTGATTACGGGCAAGGGGTTCTGCGGGGATGTATTGAGAATTATCGTTATTAACCAACTCTTCAAAACCCAAAAAACCTATTACGCCCAAAATTGAAAGTATAAGTCCAAAAATAAAATTGATAATCTCTTCATTTATAATACTTGCAATCATAGTAGCTACACCAACACTAATAATAATAATTATACAAATAACAAGTACAGCAATCATCCCACAACACCTACTTTTTTAAATTCTTCAACTTCGCCATTTATCATCTTGATATAATAGATAACACTTTCATAACTAAGTAATCTAATGCGGACTTCTGCTGCCATATCATCACAACGGTCAAAAAGTTCATCATCTGTAAGAATTGTACCATAGCGAAGGACATCATCAACTTTCATAAAATAAACCTCCTTGTTTGATGGTTAAAGTATACCATGCCACAAGGAGGTTTGTCAAGGGATTATTTAATTTCCTTCAGAATATCGTTCAGTTTGGATTTCAATGTCTGAGCCATTAATACTAGTTATTTTCATAAGCTGGGATGGGAAAATGCTAGCTTTATATTTTTTCGTTACAAATTCATCTGTTCCTCTACGGTATCCGCAACAAATCAATAAATTGCCACGCTCAAGCCAAGATTTTTCAATGACTGTTTTAGTACCGTCTGGATTGATTGTGCTTAGTTGGGCTTTGTAATGGGCAAAAGCCCCATCATTCATTTTAACATTAACAACCTCATTATCAGGCGTTAAGATAGTAACAAGATGGTGGCTATCCGTTCGTCCTATAACCGTCCCACAGATAGCAGACAGCTCAAATTGTTTCCAAGACCGCTTACCAAAAGAACGCTCAACAAACTGAGGTTCTTCAGGTAAGTCAGAAAAATGGGAAATACTGTATTTGGTTAAGTCAACGTTAGCAAGCTCATGCTCTTGGCTGTAAAATGCACAAGACTGGAAAGACCACCTATTTACATCCAACCCATCTACACTCTCAATCATGCTTTGTTTAGCTCTGGCCTTGTTGAACTTATCCAAGAACTCAGGTGTATTGATATAGGTTTTTAGCGTTTCAATGGACGGAGCAAGTAACTTTTCAAGGCTTTTATCGACAACAACCCAATTTTCAGCATCGCTATCAAACCAATACTCTACACCTTCGGTCAGGCTGTTCTTACAACGTGCGTTAAAATAACGCTGTGCCATATCATCAAGCCAGTACAGGGTCTTGCTTTTGAATTTGGGGTGGGGGCCGAACTTGAACTGTCTGCTACATACATACTTTCTAAAGTTATATGGGCCAATGATAGACTTGGGGATGGGCACTCTTGCAGCCTTGATTTGGCCTATATTATTCATAGCAAGAGATGTGACATTGGGTGTGGATAAGACAAAATATTGTCTCATCACAATACGTCTGTCAGGCTCAAACTCATCAAAACACCCGGCCTTGATTAGTTGGATGAATTTAGATTTGGTAACAAGTGAGCCTTTGTAGGCATTTTTGTTGTAGAAGTCGGTGAAGGATGTGTATGGGCGGTTGGAGAGGATTTGGCGAGAAATATCAATGTTAATACCAGCTATACCACCAAGCCCAAACAAGATAACACTGTCTTTTTCACGAGGGGTAAAGTCGATGTTAGAGTCATTGATAGATGGGGCATGAACCCCAACCCCATACTTTTTCATCTTATAAATAGCCTTAGCCATTTCCCCATAGTTTGTTGAGCCTGTGTTTTCTTCGTCTGTACCAGACGCTTCTACAGACAAGCAAGCACAGTTCCAATACACACGAGGATAGTAATAGTTAAGGTTAAGCTCTTGCAGTGCGATGATAGAGTAACTATAAGAGTGTAATTGGCTGAAAGAATAGCCCATACTTGCTGCAAACACTACGTTCCAGATATAATCAGCAAAGACTTCTCTTGTACCTTGACGTTCACAGCAATCAAAGAACAACTGTTTGGCTTCGGCTTGTAATTTTTCATCTTTCTTAGCAATAGATTTACGGAGTTTATTGGCCTCTTTAAGAGTGTAACCAGCGGTATGTTCATCCATACTCAACCGCATCACCTTTTCTTGGCTGTCAGCCATACCATAAGCGTCTGCAAGATATTTCCATAGAATAGCTTGTTCATCTTTGTTCAAACCAAAATCAGTTGTATCTTTCAACCAAGCATCTTTTGACTGTTTATAGCGGATATATCTGTCAATAGGTGTTTCATCCGCATTGTCTGGCATAAGACGAAGTAAGCTGTTTGCGGCTGACAAATCCATTACACTATGAGGATGGGTAGCAGACAGGGCTTTGGTGCTGATTGGGGTGTCAAACTGAAATACGGAATAAATGGTGGGTAGAATATCCCACATATCAGGTGTTTTATAGTCTAATACATCAGGATGTACCCATTTGTAATAAGTCTCTTTTAGTGACCCTTCGTCCTTAATCTTGCCGTTTTCAAGCAGATAATCCATTGTACGGTGAATCTTATCTGCGGCTTCGACCGTGAGCATGTCGAACTTAATACATCCAGCAACCTCATCATCCCATAGGTCATAGCAACTAATTAACGTTCCATCTGCTGAACGCATAGCAGCTATATAATCTGTGTAAGGGGTATTGCATACAAGTACACCGGCTGCATGAGTGCCACGGTTGGTAATTAGCCCTTCAAGAGCTAATGCAGACTCAAGCAGATGTGGGTATTGGCTTAGTTCGGACTTGAGGCCGGGTGCTGGGTTGATACCTTTGTCTTTGTTGCCATACACAGCATCTTTTAGCTTGCTGACCTTACCACGGTTAACAGGGATTAAAGACTTAAAATAAGCTGCCTTATCGTTTGGTATATCAAGTCCCTTACAGGCTCGTTCAATGGCTGTTTTAGAGGAAATTTTAGAGAATGTACCTACGTTAATGACTTTATCTTCACCAAAATATTCCTTCATCTTGTCAACTATGTCCTTTTTCTTTGAGGCTTCTGAGTCATTATCGATGTCCGGCAGCTCAACGCCCCGTTGATGATTCAAATGTCTCCAACTTGGCATATAATCACCCAACGGCACAGGGTCAATCTGTGTAACCTCAAGCAGATAACACGTTAAGAACCCCGCTGCACTACCTCTCGCTGGCATAGCCAAACTACCAGCTTGCCAAATAAGCTCAACAATCTCTGACATAGTTGAATAATAGCTGGCCATAGACGTATCAAGCTGTTCACTGATAATCTTTAGCTCTTTCCATTCTTCATCCAGTCGAGCGATATATTGTTCAATGGGCTTGCCTTTGTTTACAATTTTATCTTGAAGTCCCTTTTCAATCTGACTGAAAAAATATTGTTCATGTATTTCGGGCCGATTAGAGTACCAACCAAGGTTTGGGTACTTATCATAATAATCACTGAATACATGACTAATAGTAAAGTCTGGTATCTTGTCAAGCGGAAGTTGCGGGATAATTGGATTGTGTTGAATATTATAGCCCTTAATTCTTTCACTTAATTCACAACTCCATTCAAACATCTGGTCAATTTGAGCATCGTTAAAATCAATCAACAGATGTTTTCTTAATTCGGCCTCATCCATAAGATAAGCCGTTGCATAGAAATCATCAACCTCTCTATCGCCCTCTTGCGACTGTAAATAGACCTTATGAATAAAAGCGTCCTCTTTGCGGAGATAATGCGAGTCAGTAGTTGGGATGATGGGTACACCAGTTTTTTTATGAAGTTCCCACATTAAGGTATTAACATGGCTTTGGTCTGTATTGATATCTTTAGCGGGCTGAACTTCAAGATAAAGATTGTCTTGACCAAAGATAGACTGTAATTTCATGACCTCATCAAACGCCTTACTCATACCATGGCCGTCATTATATTCTTGCAGTAATAGCTTATCAATCCTCGACCCTAAACAAGCTGTACTGGCAATAACATGGCCTTGATTAGGCTTAATAATTTCTTCAAGGTCACTATAATAAGTTGGCCTACGGAACATCTTACCCTGTCTCCACGCTCTTAACCAAGCACGAGTCGAGAGTAAGCGTAGTTGGTGATGACCTTCAGTATCAAGAGCGGTTAAGATAAAGTGATAGTAAGGGACGGTATTAGGGATTTGGCGATTAAGGTTATCTTCTTCCTCAGTAAGTAAATAAATCTCATTCGCTAAAGCTAACGTAAATGGGCGTGTCTTTTCCATTTTTTCATAATAATCAAGAGCTTTAATATGACTAGATATTCCTTCATGTTCAGAAATTGAAATGCCCTTAAGACCTAAATCATATGCTCTTTGAATTAAATCAGGAATTTTACAAATAACATCTGGAAAACCAAGTAAAGCATTACTCATATCTGTATGATTATGATTGTTAAAGTAACTCAATTTCTCTCAACCTTTTCTCTGCAATCTTAAAATACCCTTCGTCTAACTCAATACCGATAAAATTCCTATTTGTATTTAAACAAGCAACACCCGTACTACCTGAACCCATGCAGTTGTCGAGAACGGTCATTCCTTCATTGGTATAAGTTTTAATCAGCCATTCGAGTAGGGCTACTGGCTTCTGTGTAGGATGCAAAGCACATTTTTGTTTATCAGTTGAAAACGTTAATACGCTTGTAGGAAATCGTTCTGTGCTATCATAAGTAGTTAAATTATGTTCACCATAATTTAATGTTTTAACACAGTTTCGTTTTTGATTTACGGTGCTTGTTTTTCTTTGATGCCCGGTAGTTTTTTGAGGATTATATATTGGTAATTTTTTATAAAAGCAACATATATTTTCATGTGCTCTTAATGGCATACGATTAGCATTAAGAAATCCTGTTGGAGTGGTTTTATGCCAAATTAGGTTATAACGCCACATTTTTTTATTACTGTTCATTAAATCAGCCATAAACAAGCCGTC